ATTGAACCAGCCCGCAGCTAGATAAACTTTTTTATTAAACATTCCATGACTCCTTTTGATCATTATAATGACCTTCAATAAACCTAATTTCTGAAATCAAACGATTCCACTCTTTCCTAAACTTAGTATTGCCGTTCTCTTCTTCTTCTGGTGGGTTCGTCCCATTTAAATCATAACGATATGCTTGGTAGATCGTATCGTTTGGATGATACTCGATATGCTCATCACTATCATCGTCAGGCCAGTAAAGGTTCGTGCCTGTTCCGGCTCTAACATTCTTGATATAATGCCAAGCCGGACTCTCAAGCGTCTTTGAACCGATGACTGCAGAGGCTTCGGGTAGTACCTTGATGATTTCCAGTGCCATCTTGGCGGCAATAAGATTGTCAATTGATGGTTGAATCTGCTTATCTGAGCGCTGCTTTATAAAACCAATAATGTCCTTTAGGTTAAATCTCCCGAAGTAAAACGTTGAAAGACACTTGGGTAAAATAGTCCGCGCATCCATCATGGAAATTTGACGTGTGTCGACCATATCGGCGTAAAGTTTCTTTGCGTCTTCGACATGACGCTGCCATCTTCGATATAGCTCTGGACTATTTTCTACCGAACTGGGTACTAGACACGGCTCGTGATGCAAAAATCTATCTCCAGTGCACTGCGCAGCAAACGAGCCAGCTCGGTGTCGAATAAGATGAGTAACAGTTTGAAGATCAATACCCGCAAACTTAAACGTGAAACTAAAAATTTCCATCGGTGTTGGCAAGGCTCGAAAGCACAACACGTCTTCCAAGTTTTCGCTTAACTCTGATTGATGTACGCCAGTAGGATCAGTATACTCCGGAGTATCAGCCCAAGTTGCCTTGACATAGCGCCAAGCCACTTCTCTCATCTGCTTAGCTGTAGGATGATCTACTAGCTCGATCTTGAGTGCATCAAGATCATTAAGAAATTCAGTAGTAGGTTCTTCATCGAATCGAAGCGTCATCGGAAGATCAACAGGTGTTAGATTAGTGTTTTGAGGCAATTTATCTCCTTAAATTGGTTGTAAGATAGTAGATTTTATTGTGTGAAGTGTCAATGTACAAAACTTAGTAATTCATCTGAATTCTTTCATGAATGATTTTGTCTTTCTTGCAGTAGGCTTGGTAAAGATCGTCTGCATCGAAGCCTACAAGAATCAGCAATGAAAAAAAGTAATTAAATGCATCAACAACTTCTTCAAGAAACTCTTCACTATTGAACTCAGAAATCTCGGTCTTTCTATGAGGCTTCCAGTTCTTTAGGTGCTGGAGCGCTTCGAACATTTCTTCTACCCCCCTTAACGCGATATCTCGAACATATTGCTGATCTTTTTTGCTTGTCAGATCCAGGGGCCACGGAGGATTCGCAGACTTATTAGAATTCTGCAGCTCAATCATAAACCGCTCTCTTAGCTCAAAAATTTGTGTCAGACGATCATCCATAATTTTACCAGTCCTCAACATCCACTTCACCTCGAGTGATAGGGTCGTTCCAAATATCTTCTTCATCTTTTTCGTCAGTTATGACTGACTCTAGCTCTACTTTTTCCATCTCTTCTGCAAACATCTGCTCATATGTGGGCATTAATTCTACAGCTTGATCCATTAGATTATCTAAATTCTTGTCAAAATTTACTAAGTACTCTGACGTTGGATCTAGTGTATTTGCATCATTTACTTCAAAACAAATCATTCTTAGATTGTCAACGACATCAGTCCCGGTTAGAATTGCTACTTGTAGTGTTTTTGCAATCAACCCTATTGAATCATCACTTAATTTAAAAATCTTCATATCAGACATTTTCTTCTCCTACGTTTGTCTTTTAGGCGACCACCATGTGGTTCGCCCATCTTTGGTTTGCTCAGATGATACGGGATTTCCGTCCGGATCAACTTTTTTATTATACACAATAAACTTAGATCCGTATTCACCCGGATTTCCATTAAAATCAGAGTAAGATTGAATCGTTGCGCCGCCAGACTGAAAACTCTCAACCATTATTTGTCTGATGCTTTTGTTTAAAATTATCAGGTCTTCATCAGAGATTCCTGAAACAATTCTATGAGGAGAAAGCTTGGACAACCACAAAGCGTCTGCTTTGATATAATTGCCCACACCGGCGACGACCGACTGATCCATAAGTGCCTGGACTATCGTCTTTTTATTTTGAGTCCGCAATCTACTAATAAACACATCGTTTGGGCACTCTTCACTCAGTAGATCAGGCCCTAGGGATTGTAATTTTTTAATCAAAGCCTCTTTTCCCTTGACAAATTTTAATGTTCCAAAGTTTCTAATATCATTATAAAACACGGAACCATCGTTTAAAACAAATTCAACTCTTGTGTGCTGCTCTTTTTGATCTGACCATTTCCCGGTCATACCCAATGTAGACCAAATTGAATTTTGCTGCTCCAAAAGAATGTATAGAAATTTTCCATGAGCACCCGCACCCAAGATATGCATGGGTAAATCATCAGAAAATCTTTTAAATTCTACTGGCGTTTTTTTAAGATAACGGCCGGACTTAATTGACACTTCTAACAAAGTCCGCCCAGAAACCCTTTTTGCAAGGTCAACAGCATATCTTCTTACTTCTGGTCCTTCAGGAATAGTACACCTCACTTATGCTAAATAGTATACTTACTATAACAGGATGTTCAATGAAAAGAATCATTATCTCAGACACGCACATTGGAACAAAATTCTATAAGTCTGATGAGCTTTTGATATTTCTAAAGAACACGAATTGTGATGAGATCATTCTTGCCGGTGACATTATCGACTTTATCAAAATCCCTGTTTTTACAAAGCGGTGCCTTGAAATTATCAAACAAGTTGGAAAATTTAAAAAAATAGTATACGTTGTCGGAAACCACGACGAGAGTCTCTTGGGTGTTGTTGGTAAAAAAGTTCTTGGAGTAGAGTTTGTCAAACGTTATGATTTTGAAGAATCAGGTCGAAAGTTTCGTGTAGAACACGGAGATGCATACGATAAGGGTGCATTGCATAACAGAATTTTTGTCAAGTTTCTCTCAGTTATTCAAAATATGCTTGAATTCACTTTTAATTTTGACTTTACAACATGGTGGACAGAAATCCAAATTAAGAAGCACAAGTTAAGATCTATCATTCATATTCTTCGACACCATCCAAAAGTTGATGTCTTTATCATGGGGCATACCCATATACCTGAGGCGTTGATATGGGTTGATGAGGATCAAAATATCAAGACGTATATCAATGCAGGTGACTGGGTAACTCACCAAACCTATGTTACTGTAACTGATGGAGTTGCTAGACTCTGCAAATTTGAAAGCTAATATGAGCAGTCACAAATTTCAGCTTCCATGCCGTCGTAATTAACTGTGATGCATTCTCCCTCCTCTTCTAGGAGTTCAATTGTCGTATCTTCGGATCCTATCTCAAATAAACAGTCATCGCAATGATCAATAACAAACCACTCTCCGGCTGTCCAGAGCGTTTCCTGCGTTTTTTCTAGAACCATTCCATCTTTTGTCAAAAGATAGCAGTTGTCAAATGATAAAACAGATGATGATAATTCAAACCATCTTTCTGTAATATCTTCATTTGTTATGCAATCTAAGTCTCTGCTACACGATGCCAACAGTACAGTTAGTAAGGTAAGGAAAGACTTTCGGGACACATGTTAAATAGTCAGCTTAAGTTTTTTCTTGATACATTCTTTCTAAAAAAGTACGGTAATTTACTAAAGCGCTGTCTTTTGGTGACACATCTCTCCACTGCCCCAGACAAAAGATTCGATAAGCATCTGAAGCATACTTTCCGATACCGTAGAGTACATCTGGATCTTCTTTCCAGTCTTTGTTTAGGTAATCGTTAGACATCTTAACAAGCGCAACAGAACGTCTCTCAGACAACCCTAGGGGTTGTATCATTTCCTGTATCTGCTTTGGGTCAGACATCGCCGCGCTTTGAGGATCTGGATACTTGATAAAAAAATCCCACATATAGGGCTCCGCATGAACGCGTTTTGTTAGATTACAAAAAATACAAGCAACAAAGATTTTCCACGGATCTTTCCAGAGTTGTTCTTGTATTAATCCATAAGGTGACTTCGGTGGGATCCACATCATTAAGTTATACAGCAGATTGATGAAAATTACATATCTTCTGAGGGCTCAGTTAGCTTTTTTCTAATCCACGCAATAGACTTCCCTGGGTGATTGATTGGTCGTGACTTCTTCATTGCAGCTCCCGGAACAGTCCACCCTTTTTCTTTAATGAACACTCTTAAAATTTCCTGCTTTTGTTGAGTACTAGAACAGTGCCACTTCCAGAATAAGGTCGACTTGAGATTTTGTGTATCTTCAGCATATTGAGAACACTTTTGATTTAAAATGCTGAAGATCGCATCGATATCAGGTAGTGAGATCTTTAGGTCGATAGCTATCATAATAACTTCTGCATAGTCACCTTCGGTATACGCTGATGCTGCTTCATTATAAAGATTTCCCTTTCTTTCTCTCTCGTCAGCTTCTTCTGATAGTAGCTTGTCAGGGTGCGCTTTGACTGAGATTTTCCTGTATAGTTTTTTTGCCCAGAGCGGGTGTTTTAAAACACACGCAGTTTCTGCGTCGATCTCTTCCCTGGTTGCCTCGTTTTCAGATTTTCTAGAGTCTGATGATTTTGTTTCGTCTCTTGACTTTATGCTATCAAAACTTTCATCTAAGTCAGAATCATATACATTTAATTCTGCTTGAATTGTTTTGATTTGAGACAAAACATCTAATCTTGCTGCATCGTGAAGTTCTTTTGTTTCAAAAAATTCTTCGCGAAGAAACTCTGTTTTGTGAACAATTTTTTTTGTTCTTCGGCGGGACACACTAAAACTCCGACTTAAAGAGCTCCCAACCTCTTTTTGCTAAGTCAACTGGCCAAAGAATCGACCACGGTATATTAGAAGCGTAATACTCTATCTCTTTGTTGGTAGTAGCCCGGGTAGATCGATCTCTTGTCACAGAATTTCTCACTCTCAGTGATTCGATATGAAACAAAGCGTTGGCGGCATGCACACATACGCCGCACAAATAAAGGTTTAAAAGCATTCTATCTCCCGGTCATCCGATCTAGCTTCTCAAGAAGTTGCTTCATTTCCTTTTTAGAAAGTCCAGTCAAATCAATCTTCTTGTTTGATTTTACAGATTTTTCACGAGACGTTTCACTAAATATCCGATTTTTAGATGTGGGCGGTTTAGAGATAATAGCAGCTGTAGCCCCTACTTTTGGTTTAACTATTCTAGAAACAGACTCTGCTGTCACCTTTAATGACTGCGCAAATTTTGCATTAAATGTCAGCGGCACAAAAATTCTATCATCAACTAACACTTCTAGTTGTGCAGAATACGTCCCTTCAGAAATTCTCTTCTTTAGCGTGGGAATTAAAACTCGTACAGTTCCTTCAGCGTCAACTGAGCCGTTGAATACATACGAGAAATCTTCCCTTTCTATCATCAGGCGACATTTTGTGTCGGCATCTCTTGTGCCCTCAACTGTCACTTTAAAAAGTAATTCATTGTCTGAATCTAAAACTAAGTCAATATTATCCATTCCATCAGTCCTTGAGAATACGAATCTTATCTATAAATATCTGCACAGTAGGCTTCGTTACCTTAATTTCCGCAAAGTCTGTGACCTTAACAGCTGTGTCTTTAGTCTCATGAATAGCTTTTGTTACTGTTCGCCACACGGGATTGATAATTTCTTCTCCATTCACAGCTATTAAGGCAGCCCTCACTATGAATTCATCGTAGGCTTCTTCTATCTTTTTCTTTGCTCTTGCTCCGCCTTGTGCTAAGACCTTTCGAGCAGCTTCCGCAGCTTCGGATATAGTTTCAGATATAATACTGGCATTAAAGCCACGAGTAATTATTTCTCCGTCTTCACCGAAGCCTCTCGTGACAATCATCGTCTAGTCCAGTCGACGTCTTTCAAAGACATCGGACACGCTAGGTGTTCCACTGCTCCCGGACATGCCAAATTTGGCGACAACAGTTGTATTGTCATCCTTATAAAAAGTCATTGTTTTATCTGTGTTATTTAACTTCCAGCGGCCGCCTTCAATACTCTTGATAAATTCTATTTGCTCAGGTTGAGGATTGTACTCTTCTGTCGCATAAACCGGAGAAGAGCCACCCGTGTCCCAAAGAATTGACCCACTAAAATTTGCTGAAAAATAAATGCTAGCGCTATAAATTCCTGTTCCTGCTAGTAACTCTCCCACTCCAGATGTTGTTCTTGAACCGCTGAGGGTTCCCGCAGAATTAAGCAGTCTATAAGCGACTGTTGTTAATCCTGTTTGCCCTGGGCCGAAGTTTACATTTTTTACTAATTTTATCGGCACTATTCACTCTCTGGGTCTGAACCGCTATCATTAACTATCTTATCAAATTCTCTTCTATCTTTTAGAGGGATGGGTCTTTCACCTGTTGTCCTCCTATCTATCGTAGCTCCGCTTTGTGCTTTTTCTAACAATGATTTTTGATTTAGTATCGATGCCTTTTTACTTTGAATCTTTTCATTAAGTGTCTTTGACAAATCATTTGATGTATTCATCGCACCATACACGAATCCAAACTCTCGCATAATTCCTAACTCTTCTGTTCGAATTGATCGACGAACCTCAGTCAAGACATTAAGCAATTGTTGGGTAAGGGTTTCTGTGTTGCTTACATCTACTTTTAACATCGATGTATCCAACATTGTGCTTATCCTCTCTAGCACTGATAATGTTGCAGCTGATGTCATCTGAATCCTTGATACATTATTATTAAAGTCGCTGGTTCTTTCTTCGAGGTGGCCAAAAACATCTTCTATTCCTTGAATTTCCCCCTCACTTACAGTAATGAAATCTCTAATTTTAACTTCTTGATTGGACATTTAAGCCTCCATTAATAGTCAAATGCACGACACTATAATAACGCGCTGACTGCATTAATAAAAAAGGGGTGCCCTTTTCAGGGCACCCCAGAGATATAATAATCTAAAAAAGATTACGGCTTAACGACTGTTACCTGGTCACCAGACTCAAGAGCAAAGAAGAACTGAATGTGATCAGCACTTGTGATGCCGATCTTGTAGTCTCCATCACTGATTGCTGTTCCAGATGTCAAAAGCTGACCATTGACGAAGACGTCAAGAGTAGCTGGTGTCTCTGATCCTTGATCGTGATTAAGATCTGCGTGGACCAACAGTGGGATATTTGCAGCATGTGATCCCGTGACGGCGACCTGGAACTTATTACGAGTTCCGCCCCCAGCAAGAGAGTTCAAAGCACCAACAAGAGATTTGTTGTTAGCAAAGTTGGACACGTAGCTGTTCCACTCTGCGGCACTGTCAGCAAGATTCCACAACCCGCCATTCATTATATTACCACAGTAAGCATCACCAAACTGGAGCTCAGCGTTGTTAGCAGACGCAGACAATATTAAATTACCGCCCCTGTTTGCGATCGAAAGAAGACCATTAACATTGCTTATCTCAGAATTAGTTCCGTTATGCGCCATGTACAAGTCACGACCGGTTCCTGCTCCTAGTTGAATGTTATCAGGTGTTCCAACAAAACTGTTAGCTGTGTCAACAGTCAAGTAAGTAGCGCCAGAAGCGTTCTTGACTGACAAAGCTAGTGCTTGTGAATCAGCAACCCCAATTTCAGAAGAGTCAGCATTCATCTTGATGTTGGCATCGGCCTGGAGTAGCTTGAAAGATCTTACTACTTCTGCGCCGTTAGCTGTGCTAATTGCAAAGAGATTGTTAGCTCCTTCTTGAAATGCAAATGCAGTTGCAGAGTTATCAGCAACACCAACGCGTGATGATCCTGTCATATGCCAGTTCATGCTTCCGCCACCGTCAAATAAGAACGTGCCGTCAGAACGAAGATTAAGAATACCATTTGCAGACTGAGCGATTGTTGTTCCAGAATCACCTAGCTGAAGTTGCATTGCACCGTTCAAAAGAAGACCAGTGTTGTGAACGTGAGTTAGGTTTACGTCGGAGTTGTCACCGAAGTTAAGCACGGCTGCATCGCTCTTGAGTGATACGTCATCGCCTACTACAAGATCTGTAGCGATATCGACCTGCTGACTTGCTCCAACAACCGTAATAGCCGGAGTTGTACCATGTGCATCACCTACGCCTATTTCAAGTGAGTCAGTGCCATCATCAAGACCAATTCGGAAATCGACAGCATTACCATCGAAGACCATCATGGTATCTTCTGCGCCAGCATCACCGATAACAAGTTTTGGATTTGTTCCGCCAATTACGACACCAGCTGCAGGAGCGTGGATACGAAGCTGGTCGGTTCCATCCTCATCATATTCGATACCAGCGTCACCAGCAGCACCAAACTCAATCTTAACATCGTCATCGATTCTTAAGCTTGCCCCTGTATAGAGAAGAACATCATTACCGTCTTCATCATATTCGAATGAAGCATCGTTCTCGAGACCGAAATAGAGCTTCTTGTCATCAGAGATCTGAAGACCTGCAGCATCCATGCTCATAACATCTGCGCCACCCGCTTCAAACGTAATTACGTCATCAGAAGGAGATCGAATCGATGTATCATCATCTGCATCTAGATCAATACGACCTGTTCCACCCAAACTGATTGAGCCCTGACCATTTAGATCAATTGCATCAACGTATAGGTTAGCCCAAGCTGTACCAGAAGCACCGAGTGAGTCAGCTGAATCACTATTTGGAACGACGTTACCGTCGACAACAAGCTCGCCACCAGCAGGATCGATTAAGACGTCTGCAGCAGCAATGATCTTGATATTTGTATCAAGTTCAATATAGTCAGCAGCTGAGTCTAACTCAAACTTACCGGCTCTAAGCGCCATTCCTGAAGTAGTCATACCAGCAACTGTCGTCATAGTACCGCTAGTCGGAACAGCAATTTGTCCCAGACCCCACGTGTCATTAGCGACACGTCCGAATGCAACACCTGGCTTAGCAGCCACTGAAGAACCTGAAGTGAAGAGAAGTCCACCATTAGCATTGAGTGACTGGCCGCCTTCATTTAAAGTAATGACCGGATCTTTGACAGAGAGGTTTGTTGTGTCAACTGTAACCGTAGCACCATTAACGGTGAGATCACCGGTGATTGTGAGGTTGTCGTTAACTGTAACTTCTGAAGTCGAGTGACCAATTGAAACTGCAACAGCACTATCATTTGTACCAATGTTAATACCCGATGCACCATCGATCGACACAGTGTTTGCGCCGTCAATAAGGAATGCACCCGCAGAAGCAAGTGTAGCACCAGATCCGCCATCATGTGTAAGAGTAACATCTTTTCCAGCACCAACGCTCAGGATTGCACCATCAGACAGTAGATCGAGATCATCACCAATAACAGCGCTCTTGGCAACTGAAAGACCGCCGTCAGTTTGAAGTGAACCGTCAGTTGTAGAGGTAGCTTCTGTTGCATCATCAGTTACGATTCTGCCGTCAGCTGAAAGAGCACCAGCAGATGTAACAGTGACACCTGATGAACCTAATCCGCCAGCGATCTTGAGAGAAGCATCATCCTCAATACCAAGAACTTCAGTTCCATCAAACTGCTGAAAGACCATTCTATCAGAATCGACGCCTGGTTTCATAATAACCGCACCGCCGGTTCCTGCCATATCAAAATGAATCTGAGTTGCACCGCCGTCTTTGAACCTGATATCACCACCGTCTGCATCGAGAACGATGTCAGTAGCAGCATCAAGAACTACGTCAGCAGCAGCACTTTCGATTGTAAGATCGCCAGCAGCAGTTGAAACCTTTCCAGCATCTGTCATCAAGACATCGCCTTCCATGTGTAGATCTTGCCAAGCAAGGGTTGTTGTTCCTAGATCATAAGTGTCATCAGCGCTTGGGACAAGATCACCTGTCACCTTAACGTCAGCTGAACCTACGAGAAGTAAGTCAGTTCCATCACCAGCGATATAATCACCCGCGTCACCGAAAGCAAGTCTGTGATTAGCAGAAGCAAGCAAAGTATTGCTAGCATTGGCATGCGTCAATGTGAAAGGTTGATCGCTACCTACTTTGAGAACAGCAGCGTTTGAGAGTAGATCAAGGTCATCACCGATAACCACGCTCTTAGCAACTGAAACACCGCCTGTGACAGTAAGAGCACCGTCTGTGGCTGATGTTGCTTCAGTAGATGCAACAACGACAACTTGCTGAGAAGCGTCGACTGTCAAAGCTGTGGTTGTACCGTGAGCAGATCCTACTCCGAGTTCTAGTTTGTCAGTTCCGTCGTCGAGTCCGATACGATAGTCTTGAGCGTTTCCGTCAAAGACCATCATTGTATCTTCAGCGCCGCCATCACCGATTGTTAGTTTGGGAGTTGTGCCGGCAATAACGATATCTGTATCGAATTGTCCTGCAGTTCCCTGGCTGTACGTTCCAGCACCTGTAATTCTCTTGACGGCAGAAGCAAGCTGATCGAGTACGCCCTGGAGCGACTTATCTGTGATAGCACTTGGATGTGCTGCACTTGCTGTGTCATCAAGCGAACCAGTTAACTGGGCCAGCCTAATTAGAGTTTTATTAGCCATGTGTTAGTTTTCCTTTGTATAATACATGTTTGTTAAAGACTTAACTAAACGTATTTGAAACTTATCGTGAACCGTAACTGTCTCAAACTTTGATTAACTTAACTAACTGAAATTTAACAAGGCCAGGGCCTTACGTTTTATATATCATCTTCTTTAGCATTCTTACGTGATTGTCAAATTTTGCACATTCGCTATTAATGAACACATAGGATAATGCATCACACTGATCACCAGTATTATCAAAAATAAATTTAAATTTTCCTGAATTCGATGCATCAGCTTTGACAATGGGAATGCCCTTCATATGAAGATAAGCTGCCAAAGCTAGATCTGATGTTTCAAAAGTAATCATTATATCAATGCTCTTTTACGCGTTGTTGTCATTGATAAGTATCTTATTTTGAACGAACTAACACGTCCAAAAGATTTCTCATATTTTTGCGCCAGCGTTCTTCTGGGTACAAATTAACCTATAAGAATCGCTGTAATTATATCATTATTTTCCAAATCAAACGAAAAAGTTGCGCCTGTTTCAGACCCCTCCAATGTGTAGTCATAACTAGACCCGGAGGTCATCAACTGTCCGTTAAGAAATACATGAATTTTATCCGGATCGTATGACGCTTTTGAGAAATCGACACTAGTTAACTTTACCGGAATACCCTGTGTATGTGTTCCAGTCACAGCATACACTACTTTAGACGGGAGACCAGAAGAGAACCCTGTTACTGACGAAGATGTCAGGTACGTAATAGCATCGACTAAATCATTTGTTACAAGATCAGAATTTAATTTTATTTGATTATCAGATGTGATTGTATAGTCAGCATCATCTGATGACACCTGAGCGCTGGTACCCGAATGAAGTAATTGACCGTTTAAAAACACGTCGATCATATTGGGCCGATATCCGGATTTGTTAAAACTAGTATTAGCAACCCTAAATGCGGAGCCAGCAGCATGGGAACCCGTAACAGTATAAACTTTCTTCTCACGTGTATCATCTGTTCCTGAGCCGGAACTAGAACTGGATGAGCTAGAGCTGGATGATCCTGATGCTACTACCTCATCAAGCATTTTCCCTACATACAAAAACGCTCTTGCATACAATGGGATCTTTGACGCACTGTAGTCTTGTAAGAACACGATACCATTGTAATAGTCTATGCTCCAATCAACTTCGTCGAGCAAAGGAATTTCATTGGCTTCATCTGAAGGGTCGCCTGAATATAGCTTCATTATGTAGGGATTGGGTGAATCATTAGAAAAGTTGGGCGGGACTATCTGAAGCGCTCCGATTGTTGTATATAAGACTTTGCTGTTATCATAAGTGCCCGCGCCCGCTTTTCCATTAGAAGATGACGCTTGATAACTTGCAGACAAAGCTAGTTTATATGAGTGGGGCCCAGAAGACTGTGCTTCATCGCCTCCACCGAATCCCGTAGATCCGAAAGATCCTACGTTCGCGTCATAAGTTGTGCCGGCAATAGACGTCAAATCAAACTGAACATACTCTACAGTTGCGTCTGCACCTGCTGACGCTGACTGCAGAAGATAAAGTGTTCTTGCTGGGCTCGTAGGGATTGCTTGACCAAAGATCGTCTGAGATGCTACCTGAATATTTGACCCGATCGTCTCTTGCGAGTCGGCCTTTAACGCAGATGTATTGGCTTTCCCCAGAAGTTTTTTCTGAGCAAATAAGGTTGCTATCTGATTAGTTTTTCCTGCCATTATCTACCTACGCGTATGCCACTGTTATCCTATCTAAGTACCCGGTCCAGTTCTTGTGTGCTGTGATTCTGATTGCAATATATTCCTCAGAAGAGCCTGTCCCATTTACAGTCTGGCCATTGAACGTACAGATATTCTCCGCGCCAGATGAAATAACTGCATCGGTCAAGTCTCCACTCAATGCTCCGTCACCGTCAGAAATATTTCCAGCCCCTGCAGAGGCTCTAGCCATATCTAGCCACCCTGTCTTTCCCGGGACTTTGCACTCGACGTGTATGCTGTCATTTGATCCTAAACTGCCCGAGTTAGGGCCAGCCAGAGCCTTTATCGTTGCATTTCCTCGAATTGTAATTGTCACTTGGGCTACATCATTAACAGTGTTATTCTCAAATCCTCTAAAGTATTCTCTTCTACCAACCGTTGGAGAACTATAGTTTACATTCCCATTAGGCCCCTGAAGCGATCCCCCGTCTGCTACGCTTCGGTAGTCACCTGAGTTTCCACCGGTTAGAGGGGTGACAAGATGACCATCATAAATTATTAAGCCACTATAATAGTTTGTATTTCCTACATTATTGACAGATTTAGTAGAGTCCCAAGACCCAGTGCCTGCCGAAACTTGGCCTTGAGTTGTATAAGATCCAGAAATAATACGATACTTTTCTCCACTAAAATACTCTTCTGTGTATAGGTTTGAATTGTCACTCGAACTAAAGACCATAAAGTTCGATTTTGTCTGGGTGGCTGTTGTTACATTGCTTTTTAGTGGGTGCTTCACCTTCAGGGCACCGCCCGCTGATGCAGCGTTTTCTGGAAGTGAGTCTGCTGAAGAAAATACTAATGATGCTGTCAAGTTAAGATTTGTTAATTCTGAACCTGCAGTTGTTGAAAGTACGGGCATTGTTGTACTTGATGCTGCAACTTTCTTATCTGTTAAAAGTGTCCCTGATGCTATCACGTTCTGAACGCTTACATTTGTCGTGTTGACGACTGATATTGCAGCTGCATCAGAAGAGTATACATCTCTGTACGAATTTACAAACCTTGCATAAAGGCTGGCTGTACAGTGCGTGTAGTACCTGATTCCGCTCAAGTGAAAAAGATTATTTGAACCTGAGAAATTAGAAACTGATACATTGTCCGCGGACAGCGTAGATGAGTCATTATCATTTACCCACTCTACATAGTTTGTCGTTCTATCAGAGCCTGCAACAGAGTGAACAACTCTTGCATAGTTCCATCCGTTCCTCTGATCACTTACTACAACTCGCCATTTTCCTGTTCGATAGATTTCTGTGTAGTCAGGAACACCGTTATTATACTCAGCTGCTTCCCAAGTGCTCAGACTAAAGAACCCAGACCCGTTTCCATTTACAGTTGTTCCCCCACCAGATCCTGGCGCGCCTGAACCTACTAGGTTGTAAGAGCCTGTAATCTCAACTGTATGAACAACTGAGCCGTTTACTTCTAATTTCAAGGAGCCACTGTTCGCATCAGAAAATGAATTTGCTACATGATTAGTGTGCGAGCCGTTACTATCCGCTGAAACATCTTCGTTTAAGTCTCCCTCGATAATCGTGTCAAGTCCAAATACTGATCTTCTCAAATTATTAGATGACGCGGCTGTCGCATATGAACCGTTTATATCTGTTGCAGAGAATCCTGCAGTTGTCCCTACGTTAGTGTAACCTGTTATTGATTTAGAAGATCCAAATGAAAGCTTGCAGTCAGTGCCATCATCATTACAGTCAATATCATCTAGATCTGGAATGGCTGCTGTTGATCCGGTTCCTCCCCCAAACGATACGGTAATGTCGCTTACGTAACCCGTCCATGCCTCATCAGCTTCAATCCTCAGACCGATATACTCATTATTCCCAATCCCAACTGTTCCCAACGTCACATAATTTGTAGCATTTAATGAGCTATCAAAGCTTAGTGATCCATTCGCTGTGTGTGCACCATCATTGTCATCATAAGAATCAAGTACAAATTCTGAAGCTAGGTCTAGCCAGCCCGTCTCACGAGATCCATTAGAGGGGAACTTCACAAAAACTCGTATCCTGCTTGAATTCAAAGCAGTTGCAGCTGAAACTATCGTAGATCCAGAACCGTTGATCGCAATTGATAGATCATATTTTGTAGACCCTGTCTCATTTTTGAACCATCGATAAAAAGTTCTTTGACCTGTCTCCCCAGAGTAGTTTGGGTTTTCAAGAGGTACATTATTTAATGTCCCCCCTTCACTATCATCTCTAAAATCACCTGAATTTGGTGCGGTTATAGAATACAATCGCGTCCTATAGAACAGCAAGCCGTTACTGTGCCCTCCATTCGAAGCTGTCATATGCTTCTTTGAATCCCACTGATTTGCTCCACTGTATAGCGACGCCTGCGTATTGTATGCGCCGCTTACTATTCTATAGTCTTCTCTTCTAAATGTCTCGACAAGAGCTGTGGACGAATTAGAAAGGTTATACATCCATATTCCAGTCGTTGTCGCTTGTCCGGCATTTGATAGATTGGTTTTTAACGGGTGAGTGACAGACACCCCTGCTGTAATAGAGCCGCTTAAAAAATAATCTGCTGTTACTGATGATGACCCTGTTAAGTGAAGAATTTTTGCGTGAGTTTCACTATCACCGGTGTTTATCGTGGGTTTTGACTGAGCTGATATCGAATACGAGACTCCGGACTTTGATGCGGCGCTATTGGACGTAGTAAAAGTAATATTATTTGTATCATAAACATTCTTATAAGCGTTTCTAACTCTAACCTTATAAGTTCCTGTGCCGCTTCGAAAGTATTCTATGCCCGACAAGTGGATACTGCCAGATCCGTCGAAGCTTAAATCGGTGCCTTGGACAACAAGTGTGTTTGGATCATCATCATTCACCCACTCAATATAGTTTGTTGTTGTTGTCGAACCCGTCTTTATATGTTGAACCCTTGCATAATTCCAGCCTCGCCTTTGAGATCCGGACCCTATAAAATATTTTCCCGTTCGGTGTTTAAAAGAATCAAAAGCATTGCCATTTGATAATGTCCCTGTAGAAGCTGCAGAGAAAAACTTGAATCCGGAGCCGTTGGCATCAATATGCGATCCAGATCCTAAACCTGAGGTTCCACTCCCGATTGGATCAGTTGATAAATCAACAGTTTTTATAGTTGAACCGTTAACTGTCAAACGTACAACGCCAGCGCCACCATCACCAAATGAAAATGCAGGATAATTCTGTATACTATTCCCCTGACTGTTGTATGCTACATCACTATTTAAAACGCCTGTGACATGAGTGTCTCCATCAAAGACACCCATTCTAATATTATTGCTAGATGTAACAATCGTGTACAGGCTGTTGACATCAACGGCAGATCCTATTCCGGCTGAGCCTGCAACGCTTGTATACGCAGGAGTTGCAGACGAAAGATTATTTGATGAACCAAATGAAAGATAAACACCGGAGCCTGAGTGTAGTGAATTTATATTATCTAAATCCGGAGCGGGAGCCGGTGCCAAAGCTTTGAGCACCTCATTGAACCTGTCAATTGCTGTGCCTATAGGAGTTGTTGGGAGAAAATCTGTAAAGAGCCCATCTGTATAAAGACCGTCTTCGGGTTTACCGATCGAAGATGTAATTGACGAAATTCCACTCTGTGAGTCATTGACAACAAAACCGTCTGTTAGGTCTATTCTCGATATGCTTGAAATAGTTGTAGATCCAGAACTTACTGATATCGATCCTCCTCCTCCGGAAGAAGCTATTGTTACTTGCCCATTAGACGCAGATGTAATTGTAACATTTGATCCTGCTACCAGATATGATACGCCGTCCTTAGTATTGTTAATTGATCCAGAGATTACTCCGCCAAACGGGCCTTTCGCAGCAAGTGTACCGCTAATAGAGGCACCGCCTGAGAATATTGACTCACTAGCTTTTACTCTTAGCGATACGCCGCCAGTTAAGTGGAGTTCTCCCTTAGTTGCTATCCGAACCTTTCTAGCGGTGGAAGTAGCCGATCCTGTCACGTATATATTGCCGGCTGCGGAACTACCCAGATCTATTAGTCGTATCGTCCCAGCATCTGATCCTAATTTTACTTCATCTCGAGCAAATAGCTTTATACTTCCTGATGGATTTTTAAGTGAGGGCGTTGTCCCGTCAGTCGTATTGAACTCAAAATCATTACCTACCTTCAGCGGTGATCCACCGAATAGAGTTCCGCTAAGGACGACGTCACCACTAAAAAGAGCAACACCTGAGCTTGGCGGGGTTACTCCTGCGCCCTTTGTCCCTGAGACAAAAAATGTTACATTAGTACCTGGGAGTGGCGGTAGATGATTCGACGTTGCTACAGAAGAGCTTCCGAAGATAGCTGTACCTGTTACAGCCAATGCTACTGAAGATGCACCTGCTACCTTAATCTGAACAGGCTGATTGTCGACAGTAATGATTGCGCCGGCGCCAGTGGCACCTTCGTCGTAAGCTTGATCAAGTGTATTTCCCAGGTCCGAATCAAACGGATCCATTGCGACGGTCACTTGACCGTTAGAAGCTGATGTTATCGTTACGCCTGATCCTGCAACTAGATACGACTTGTCATCTTTTGTTCTAGTAATGGATCCAGAGAGCGCGCCTCCTGATGGGCCCATAGATTTTATGGTGCCGCTCATAACAGACGTTCCTGTTACAAATAAAGTTGTATCTTTAAACGTAAGCTTGGCATCACCAGCAAACTCATTGCTGTCTTTAAACTGTAACGATCCATCAGACCCAGATGGGCTTACAACACGAATAGCTGTCATTTAACCACTTTGTAATGCTCTTAAACTTAATTATTCTATTCAATACAAGAAGAGAGGTATATAAATATCCTTTCTTAATTAAATGAACAGTCACTACTCATCTAAGCAATACATCGGTGTCTTCTTCACTTCGTCTAAAAGAGAAGGAAGATCAAGGCCAGCACAATCAATTTTCGTCTTGATAAAGTTGTAATGATTGCAAAATCCGTGAAACTTACCCTTGACACATTCATCGTATACACTAGTACACAAACCTAGAGAGAGCTGTCCTGCAGAATTTTTAGGATACTTTAGCGGTATTCCAATTCCAATGTGTATAGCTTTCCACAGTGACTTAAGTGCTTCAAGCTGAACAGGATAAAAGTCTAAAAATGGGTCCAGCTTTCTACCATGAACGACTCCATTCTCCTGAACTGGTCTCTCACCAAAGCCATTCTTTACGTACCAGCCTTGATATTTGAGATAGTAAGCATTAGATATTTCTACCCCAATTCCTGCTGTGTTTCCCCCGGCTCCGTTACTAATTCCAGCATGCCATGCCTTGTGCTGAGTATCTAAGAGCTGATATATTGTTCCATCATTATCGATGCAAAAATGAACAGAAACACCCCTTCTATTGAGGACTTTTGCACATGATTCTGCGCTCAGGCACACATCCCAGTGATTAACAAACATTGTAGGCTTGCGATCTGGCTTTCCAGAATAATCTGTATAGCACCCTTTGTTAGCTTTTAAACCATCTTCTTCATCCCAAAGAATTACCTTATCCCACTCAATAGGGATAAAATGACCATTATGAACTATGTGTTTGTCACCATCTCTATACGAATTTCTTGGTCTTGTAGGTTCGTAATCAGAAATATTTGCTTCTCTTTCAGTCCAAATTCTTCGATATGTCATTGGGCCAACAAGCCCATCTCCAGTTAGTCCTCTAGCACGCTGCCATTTTTGAACTGCTTTTACTAAATTGACGTCAAATTCATCACACCCAAACCACGATGGGGTCCACCCTAAGCTATCTGAGCTTGATTTATTATAAAAGTCTTTGTCCATCCTTTTACTCCAAATCTATATTAACATCAACTGAAATGGAAAGCTTAGGAACTCTCAGCTGATTTGCTATCTTATGTTTCTTTGCTTCGTCAGCATCTAAAAACCAGTCAGCGTGTCCCTTCCGGTGGACGATTTTAAGAAAATAATCATCTTTCTTTCCACAGTTTCGTGCCATCATTGTATAAATCTTGTTGTTAAGCCTTGCAGTTTCTTCAGCAGACGCTTGAACCTCTTCATTCTTTCCCCGATTCATCGATGACACATCGTGAATCATCAATGTTGCGTCTGGGTCCATAAATCTAAGGCCTTCTTCTCCAAAAGAAAAAAGTATAGCGCCGCAAGACATGGCTTTCCCCTCAATAACTGTCGCTATCGGCAATTCTGAGTGTTTAATTGCGCTGATCATCGCCATTAAGCTGTAAACTTGGCCGCCATAAGAGTCAATAATTACAGGAATTACTTTTTGACCTGTGTTGTGTGCTAATGCTACTTGCTCTTGAAATTCTTTGGCTGACTTTTCATCAAATTTATTCACCCTGACCATTACAGGATTCTTTCGAAGTTCCACTTCCTTTAAGAGCGGTGAGACGCTACTTGTCCAATTCATTGTTTAACTCCTGATTTCTTTGACACTGTATCCAAAATAGATTGATGCTTTGAACAATAAGTATGCGCTAACTTACAAGATTGTGCCCTGCACGGTCTAGAAGAATAATAACCACCACACTCTGGGTCTGAGAGAACTTTATTCCACTTCTTGTTTAATTTTGTTGTCAACCGCATTTGGCCATCCCACAGTTCGCGCAAGTTGCGCAACCTTCCTGATAGATTATATTCGGATTGTCGCAGCATGCTGAATCAAAGACTCCGTTACTTGCTCTTGTCCCGTCAGTGATATACTTCTTCAAGCAACGAGAAATGACTTTTGAAAAAGAAAATAGATCTGCGTCTCTATCTTTTTGCAATTGTTCGCAGATATAATGAACGGGCGCGCCGTGTCTCAGTGCTAGTGATAATGTTCTTGTAAACGCAGAATGATTAGGATTATCAAATATCTTCACGATATCTTTCACAATCACCTCGTTTCCTTCTTCTCCAAATTTTAAATCGTATATAGAGTTCATCGTTTTTCTCGGTCTCTTGATTAGAGATCCATTCTTGTACTTTCTAGGAATTTCAACATACTCAGATTTTCCACCAAAGATCTCGTAAGGTCTTGATTCGAGTAGCCCAATAATAATTGTCCAGGGTGCTCCAGATATAGAAGCTTGATGAATATCACAATCAAGTGCTTTTGGACGCTTAGGTGCAGAATTTGTCTTAAATAAATCATTGCACTCATCGGAGATATCAGCAGTCGTCTGGACCAGAACACCCGCACGGCTTCCATCCCTGTAAACAGTTATACCCTTGCACCCAAGCTCCCAGCCGGTCATGTATACTTTCTTAACAGTCTCAGTACTGACATCGGCAGGCAAGTTTGTTGTATTAGAAATTGCATGACACACCCATTTCTGTGCTGCAGCTTGCATCTGGACCTTCGCGACCCAGTCAATCTCACCTGCAGTTGAACCCGCGTATGGGCTTGTCGAAATTATCTCGTCAATCGTGCGGCCGCTAAAAAGATCTGGGTCTGATTTTTCCATATAATCCATCCAGCGCTTAAACCCGTGATGATAAACAGCATACTCTTGCCACTTATCACCACTATCATCAATAAAATCAACTCTTGCATTTGCATCTTGACCAGTCAGCTTCTTTCTTCGTGTATAATGAAGCATAAATGCCGGCTCAATGCCTGATGTTGTTTGAGTTAATACAGATACAGATCCTGCAGGAGCGGTTGTTGTATTTGCAATATTTCTCCTTCCGTACTTTTGATAGTCAGAAATTCTACTTGGTAACAGTGATGATATTATTTTACTAATAAACGGATGATCTTTTTCCTTTTCAAAGTCCCACGCATTAAACGGTCCCCGTTCTTTGGCTAACTGAATTGAAGATTCGTACGAGTTGATCGCTAGCCACTTATAAATCTCTTCAGTGATTTCAATTGATTTGCCTGATCCATATCTAGCGCCCAACATTGCTAGCGTGTCGCCCAGACCCGTAATCCCTAGACCGGTTCGTCGCCCTAGCGTCGCTTGATTTTTCACACTCATCCACAGCTCTTTCTCAATTCTTTTAACTGATGCTGGCTCGGGATCATTTTCAATCTTTGACAAAATCTTATCAACTTGCTCTATTTCTAAATCGACCATGTCGTCCATTAATCGCTGAGCTTTCTGAGCCACTATTGCAAATTTACCGTAATCAAAAACTGGTGAGCCTACTCTTGAACTAGTTACAAATGAAGTGAGATTGATCAACATCAACCGACAGCTATCGTATGGAGATAAAATAATCTCGCCGCATGGATTTGTAGATGTTGACCCAAATCCATCTTGCGCATATATGTCAGAAGGCGTCATACTTGTGGCAGTATCCCAGAATAAAACGCCTGGCTCAGCAGACGCATGAGCTGACTCGATGATCTCGTCCCAAATCTTAGAAGCTTCTACTTCATCAACTATTTCTGGATTGTCTGATTCTACTGGCCAGCGCAACTGAACATTGTTATCATCCTTTACTGCATTCATAAATTCATTCGAAACACGAATTGAAATATTTGCGCCGGTCACTCTTGTTAGCTCTCGTTTGATTTTTATAAAGTCACGGATCTGCGGATGATGAACAGATATCGTTAGCATGAGAGCACCTCTGCGGCCGCCCTGTGCTACTTCTCTACATGAATTAGAGAATCTATCCATAAAAACTTCAATCCCATCAGTCGTTCTAGCTGCATTACCAGTTGTCTGGCCTTTTGGGCGTATATTTGATATGTCAAACCCTACCCCGCCGCGGCGCTTTGCAATCTGAACGAGTTCCTGATCAGTCTTAAGAATTCCCCCGTAAGAGTCATACGGAGATTCAATAACAAAACAGTTTGATATCGATTGAACCTGATAGCTGTTACCGATACCTGACATGGGTGATCCCTGCGGGACTATATACTTAAAATCTTTTAAGAGCGCAAATATCTCATCTTTTGTCATCGAGTTAGGGTATTTTGCTTCAATCCTAGCAAACTCTGTTGCTATTCTTTCATGCATATCGTCAGGCGTTTCTTCAAGAAAGTCCCCGCGCTTATTTGTCAGAGCATACTTTGTCACAAAAACATTTGCAGCTAATTCGTCATTGTCAAAGTACTCTAATGACTTTGCAAAAGCTTGCTCATACGTAAATTTGTCATTCATAAGTGCTCCCAACTAATTTTGCTGAACTTCTTTCCACTTAGCTTTTAGTAAGTTTTTCATCGTTCTCGCATCATTTTCTGCAACTTCTTTGAGATCTAGATCTTCTTCGTCCAAAAATTCAATTATCGACCTAGCTGTATCCATCTTAATCGGAAACAAAAGACCGTCGCGACCTGCACGATTTTTAGCAATAAAAAGACGACCAACACCTGAGGACTTTTCCATTGGCTTACGCGAAAGAGAAATAACTACATCCGCAACCATAGCTTTTCCGTAAGCCTCTGACATATTCTCAAGTCCAACTATATCAGATTTCGCTGAATCTCTATTTGCTTGGCTAGCTGTCCAAATAGGAATGTTCAACTCCATTGCTAGATTTCTTAATTCTTCATAAATTAATTTTAGCTCGTGCCGGAGTGAGTCATATTGACGAGATGATCTCATAATATCAGCGTAGTCGATCACAATTAAGTGAGGCATAAACTCTTTGAATTTTAATTTTTCAATATGGTTTCTAATTGTCTGCACAGTTGCTGTTCCAGTCGGATACTCTTTGATAATCAATCTTCCCAAATCCTTGTCTTCATATTTAGACAATACATGGTTCTTGTTATCTTGTACTTCATTGCTCGGAATATTACAGAGATTTGAGTCGTACCTTAAGCCCACAGCTGTTTCTGTAAGCTCGAACGTGTAGTGAACTACATTTTTTCCATTGCGAAGTGCATTTGCCCCCATTGCAACGAGCCAATGAGATTTGCCAACGCCTGTATTAGCAGTAACAACGCCTATCTCGCCTCGGCCGAGGCCTCCATTGAGGATGTCCTTCCTGTCTAGCTCTAGCATTCCAGTGGGACAGACTCTTCGATTCACCTTGATAAATCTAGCTTCAATGTCTTCAAAGAAATCATGACCTGTTGAGGATGGCATGCCGACTGAGACAGCGTTTTTCATGATGGTGAGCACGTTTTCAAATTGACCATCGTGAATTAAGTTCACAGATTCTTGAAGTGCTTCTTTGAATGCTTGACGCTTACAAAAATCAAGCGACTTATCCTTTACGTATTGCAAGTCTCCGTGATCCGGATTTGTCTTGATCCTATGCAAGTATTCAACTATTTGCTCTCTCAAGACCGCATCATTTCCCTGGCTTAGATCTTCACGGATGATACTAACAAGCAAGCCCAGTGTTGGAAAACACTTATAGTGCTCGTGATATTTGAAATATTTCTCAGTTAGATAGTGCAAATATTTCAATTCAAAGAATCCTGGGCTCATCACTTCGACCATTTGAGAAGCCCACGTATGATCATGTAGAAGACTCTGGAAAATCTTTTCCTGGAATTGTTTTCCGTACTGCTTGAATTGGCCTTGGCTGTTGTGCAAAGATTGAACCTTTGCGATCTCTTGGGACATTCTAACCTCTTAGAGCAAAGTTTAAAGATAAAAACAAAGAATCGATATCAAAAGTATGCAAACCTTCTACAGATAAAGCCCTCATCATCGCTATTTTATTACGAGAAGGTACAAAAGTATTAACCGCCCCATCTATTTTTTGAATTTGGGTCGCGGTTAAATTCATTGTATCTAGGTACATTAACTTCCAATTCCTTCGAGCAACGTCAGCTGACTCTACTATTTTTTTATAAGCTTGAACTTTTGAATCTGATGTTCGTTGTTCGCTCAATTTAATTATATCTTCAACACTTACAGATTCTTCTGATGAAAGCTCAGGAAAGCGTTTGGCCAAGACCTTAAAACCGATACCTTTTATTCCTGGGATTCCGTCTGAGGCATCTCCACAAAATGTTCTTGCTTGACAAAAATTTTCTGGATGTATGTCAAATCTTTCAATTACATCTTCTGTCTGAATATACTTCTTGCTTGTTGGAGAAAAAACCATAACTCTATCAGAAACAAGCTGATAAAAGTCTTTATCAGAAGAATAAATTACACACTTATCATCAGAAAACGTATATTTTGCTAAATAACCTATCACATCATCTGCTTCGCAGTCAGATACATAGACCTGACAAATCGGAGTATTTTTGAGAAGATTGATAAGAAACGTTACTTGATTGTTTCTATTGTTTACTGTATCAGGGATTTCTGAATAAAATCTGTTAAGGCGCTGTGGACGTTTGTTCTTTTTGTAGTCTGGGAATATCTTTCTTCTTTTTGAAGATCCGCCCCCTTCCCAAATAACATACACAGACTTGGGAAAGACCTCAGACACGATGTTTTTTAATCCATTTAAGAAGCCTACAGCACCACCTATAGGTTCTCCATGCCTATTAAGCGTTGGGTTTGCACAAAAGTGTCTAGTGAAAACATTGTATGCATCAATTAAAAGAATGGGACGATCGGCCATTTATTCAATAGCTCCGTCCATTGCAATGGCCCTTACTTCTTCATATGATTCTGAGTCGATATCGTATTCTTGTCCGGCCATCTTTTTAACCATTACTACATCAAGTAAGTCATTAATATAACTAGAGTACTCGGGATTTGACATTATCTCATTAAAAGATGGCTTATGAAACTTTTTCTCTACTACTATTTCGCCGGTTGCTGTGTCGACAACAGTAAACGTCTTCCATGCTCCAGTTCCGGCAACAGTTATCTCTTTTCCTCCAATAACTTCTGGGCCGTGCTTCCTCAGCACATCAAAAACTTGAACGTGTTCTTTGATTCCGACTCCAAAATGAATCTCAAAGTCTATCTTTCTAAAAGGCGGCGCCACCTTATTTTTAATTGTTTTAGCAGATACATGTATACCAATGACATCATCACCTTCTTTTATCTGCTGGCCTGCACCTAACTTGATGCGAGTTGATGCATGAAATGGAATTGCTTTTCCGCCGGGGGTGGTGTCTGGATCTCCGTACATGACGCCAATCTTCGTACGAATCTGATTAAGAATTACAAAAAGAACGTTCTGATTTGCAATGACACCGGTGATCTTTCGCATACCCTTAGAGATCGCTCTAGCTTGAAGACCTATGGATTCCTTGTCGTAGTCCCCAAGTAGCTCAGCCTTTGGCGAAGACGCCGCAACAGAGTCCCAGACGATGGTCACGGGTATGTCTTTATCCATCGCCTTTGCTTTCATGATTGTGGCCTCTGCAATAGAGAGAACCTCTTCTGTACAGTGTGTATCAACATACACAAATCGCTTAGAAACATCAATACCAAGCATTTTTAAATTATCAACAGATGTAGCGTTCTCTGTATCGATATACACCACGATACCACCCATTCTCTGGGTGCTTCTGGCTATCTGTGTCGCGATGTGGGACTTACCAATTGAAGGCGGCCCGAAAATCTCAACTATTCTTCCTTCTGGCAAGCCTCCGTTTTGACGATTCGAACAGATGTAATCAAGCAGCTTTGATCCAGTACTGATCCACCTGTTAACGTGTGTTGGTGATTCATCATAAGCAAGATTATAAGCAACTCTTTCACCCAGCTCCTTGTTAAGGGAGCTGATTAAATCAGCTGTAAAATCATCTGTTCGTTTTTCTTTGCTTGTTATAGTCTTTCGTTTTGCCATTCCTAGTCCTCTTCTGAATACTAATGTGCACTTAGCAAAGTGTTCATAATAAAAAAGGACGGCCGGTGGCCGTCCTTTATCTAATCAAAAGATTAGCGAATCACATTGTTTCTAGATCAGCAAAAGCATCATCAAGAGACTTATAGCTAGCGTCCGCAGACTTGTCTGTAGAACTATTAGACGCAGTGCCCTGAGAAGAAGTATTGTACTCCGTCCCTTCAGAGTCATCCGACCCATCATCACCGTTTAGCCAATCGTTGACAATCTTCTCAAGTTCTTCATAAGTCTTGCAAGTGTACATGTCATCTAGATCTGGAATGCTCTGAATCCAACCAGTAGATTGTGCCTTGTCAGTTGACAGCATTGAATCCTTACCTCTTGGTCGAACTTCAGTCATTGCCCACATCCTACCAGGAGGCTTATTGCAAACAACCTTGATGTCGCGGCCATCTGTGGGATCAGTAATATCCCCATAGTCCTCATCAAGCATGATGTTAAGCAGCGACTGGTAAACTGTCTTGCCAAAAGCCCAGAGACGTACACCTCGATCTTCCTCACCTCGGACGACGACAGGTGCGTAGCTACGCATCTTAGGATAGAGTTTCTTTGCCAGCTCATACGATTCCTTAGAACCATCGTCACGGAGCTTTGTGATCAACTCCTGAATCGGATCGGGCTTGCCGAACTGGTACGGGGCCAAAAGACCTGGGTTATTTCCAATGTTATAGTAGAAATAACGCTCCTTGAAAGGTTGCCCGTCATTATCTTGAAAAGAAAGCAAACGAACAGTGTGTTCCTCACCTTCTTGTGGGCGCCACATAGTGTTGCGCTTTGAACTGTTACCAGAAAGCTGGCTCAGCTTCTTTCGAATTGCATCGAGATCAATTGCCATTTTTAACTCCTTAATGTTTAATGTGCAAATGTTTAATTGCTATACAGTATATCTTGCTGTGCTTAGTTGTACAAATTTTTATTTAGACTTACGTCTTTTCTTTTTGCCCTTTGATTTCTTCTTCCCGGGCATGTAAGGCTTGGCTCCACCAAACCCACTCCCTGCTGCTTCAGCAGGTGATCTTCTTTTTCTACCGTGTGATGGAGGAGACATCCCCAAGGGAAGGTTAACACCTCTGATAGTGCCTCTTGAAACGCCTGCTCCCCCGCCCATTCCTATCGCATTGATCTCATCTACCTCACTCTCTTCTTCCTCGGGCAGCTCATCTTCGTCTATTATCTCTTCTTTTTTCTCCATGAGAAGGACACTTCTAACGAACTCTCTTATCAATGCTTCAGCCATTTCTTCTTCCTCTTCCATTTCTTTGCCCGGGCAGTCGAACAGCTTATCATCACAATCCGGATCCAGTGCTCCCTTGAGGGATCGCGGGATGGAAGCAGTCGATGAAGCTGGAGCAGAAGGGTCGCCTACAGTACCTACGTAAATTGGTCTGCGGCCGCCCTTGTATCTCCCGGGCCCTATATGAAATTCTGCTGAACGTGGCATAAAGATAAATATCCTTTAGCTATCAGTCTTTCAGCGCTAACGTCATTCTTATAGCATTATTTAGCGCGATAGACAGGACCGGTTGAGAACTTAAATAGAACTTACTTTCTTCAGAAAGCGCTCCTGCACTCAAAAGAATTGCTAGATACTCCTCTCTTGAAAGTCGTGTGCCAATCTGATTAAGCAGCCAGACTGACCTGTGCTCAACAGTCATCTTTCCAATCTTCTCATTGTACTTATAAAATTGACCTAGCTTTTCTTGATGCCACTTAGAATCTTCTGGTACAAAGAGGTCGTTCTCAAGATCACCCACCTTTCCAATTGCGTGAAAAAGCGACGCCGTGACCATGGAACTTACGGACAGTTCCAAACCATGCGCATCATTTTCCCTTCGTAGTCCATTAAGTACACTCAGAGAATACTCAATAAGACCCCCGGGGTGGGCCCAACCATACTCCTCGCGGCCACTGTACGGGCACAAAGCTAAACGGTCGCCTAACGTCTCAATAAAGAAAGAGTAGAGCTCTGATCGCTCTTCATCCTTCTGGCTCAGTTTATAGAAAAGATCAAAATTACTTTGAATCTTTTCCGCATTTACTTGACTCAAAATTACCTCCTTTTAAAAGGTAACAAGCCGTAGAGAAATTTACAAATTAAGAGAGGTTTTTAAGTTCAGAAAGCACAAAATTTCTAAGCTCTTCTGACGTCATCCCTTCTATTAGATCATCGGTATGATCCTTGTCCCAGTGGATGTTCTGCCCACCGGCCCAGGTGTCTTCCTGCGCTTTTACATCTGCTGTATCATCATGAGCAATTGCTAAGTCTGTGGTCTTCTTCATCTCTTCGGCAATAAGGCTTCTCAGCTGCCGTCTGGTTATCTTCATTTTATTTCTCCTAATCATAGAGATTATCTAGCTGTAATTATCACGACGCAGAGTAATCTTTCAATCAATTAAGCAAAACTTTCGCCCAAAACGTTACTGGCGTTAAGCGGGAATGACACATCGAACCCATCAATTGAAGAACCTGCTGCCTTTAATAAGTCCAGTTTATCTATCTCATCAGCCGGCATGTCAAGCAGGAGTGCATCATGAATCAGAAAAATTGGAACTGTTTTCATCTTGCCCTGATTGATAAAGTCAATGATTCGACTAAATCCTGACAAGCACACATCTACTCCTGTAGACTGAATGTAGTGGCTTACAAGCAAGTGACCATCACATCTTGAAAAGTATAGCGGACGACCAAAGTGATTGATTATTCTTCCGTTGATGGCACACTCTTTTTTTAGTTTGTTGGCCAAAGAGTTGATCCCAAAGGTTCGCCTGATCTGATCAAGAACCTCTGCTGCATCGATAGAATTGGGAAGCAACCCCTGGAGTTTCAGTGATGAAATCCCGTACAGTGCGCCCATGACGGCCATCTTAAGTTTTGCCCTATCTAGGTCTAACTTAGCTTTTGACGCTATGTCATCGTAGATATCTCCACTTACTTTCTTTTCTGCTATCGCTAACATGATCCGAGGCTCGAGAGAAGAGTAATCCAGTTGAACCACCTGACCTCCCTCGTACCTGGACTTGATGATCGCTCGGTACTCCCTTTTTAGCGTTAAAATCTTGGGGCCGCGTTTCACCGTTGTCCTTCCAGTTGAGCCCTGTTGATAGACAGGCTTTTTTAATCGGCCGGTGTTGTCGGGAGTGAAGCTTTTTAACGTAGAGAGAAGTGTAGGATTGACCTCACTTGTGGTATAATGGTTAAGAAGGTCTGTGTCTATGTGACTATCACACAATGATGTCAGAGCTCTTCTGTTGCTTAGAAACTTTTCGCAGTATGTTGTATCATTGAGCTCATCAAGGGATCTCTGGAGGTCACCCAGAAGGCTAGAAATATACTTTCTGAACTCATCGTGTGGTAGCACAAGATGCCAAGGGGCTGAGAGGCCTCCGGGCATGCCTACTTCTGTAAATGATCTGACATATTTCTCTGGTGGCGTCACCCTGGGTGTCACATTAAAAAGAAGGCATAGATCGTTTAGTGACCTGTCATAGTCAGGTGCGTTACCGTAGAACCAAGCGTTTTCTGGGATCTCGGGTGACCAGCTATACAGGTCCTCAACTTTACTAAAGATCAGATGCTTGTCAGTACCGAGAATGTACTTTGAGATGCAAACTTCCATGCTTATTTATAGGGAACCGGTTAGTCATTGTACAATAATTACTTTACGACGATTTCCCCGAGCGACCCTCCTTCCAGAGTTCGACCGCATTGAGGTTGTTCGCGCCGCCATGCTTGTCATTGTACGCTACTACTGCTGGGTCTTTTTCGTCGAGGTCTCTTAAATGCCACCAGTCGGGTATCCAGTTTGGTTTCCCCATATCGAAGGATCCGTTCTTGGAGCTGGCCCATCCACCGTTCTGATCCATGAGGTGAATCACATGCATGATCGGTGACATTGAGGTGTATGAGAGAGTTCGCCAGGCCTCTGCCCAGTGGCCACCAGGGTAACTGTTGGCAGTGGAGCCGGGCATGAGGAAGGCGCCGGCTGTGACTCTAATAATGGTGTCTGATTTCGTGCTGCCGACAAGAAACTTAATTTGATCCTGCTCTTTCTCAGTAAGCGAATGAAATCCAGCTAAGGTCAGGGGCTTCAGAAGCGCCATCACCTCGCCTGTAGTATCGTAATACGCTTGCTTTGCGGCGTTCGCGTCTGCTAGTGTCGTCGCACATCGGCCGTTTCCGCCCTTTGAAATTTGGTGCGCGCACTTGGATCCCTTGATCGCGTGCATTGTGCCTTTTTTGACTAGCATGGATGCACCAACGAGGTTGATGGGATGTGATCGCGACTTCGGCTTGCGTCCATTAATGTATGCCTTTCCGCTTGCATACATCCCAGGGCCGCATTGTAGTCTCGCCCAGAAGACATTTATGGGGCCGCCGCACTCCCAGCCGGCGTTCACGAAGTCTTTATGGTGGTCTTGGGCTGCCCACATCAGATCAGAGTATTTATTCCCTACCTTGACCTTGTGGTCTACGTCCACATAGTCACCCACACAATTGGCTTTTCTAACATAGTCGTAACATGCCTGACCATGGATTTCTACTGCCTCCATCCAGCGCCTGTGTTGACCCATGACGTCCACATGACAGGTCGCTATTTGACCTTTGATGGCTCTGATTTGAGCTCTACGGGCATTGAGATCAGAGAGCTCTTTCATCGCCTTCTCACCATCCGCCCTGACAGAATCGTCCCACTTCTTCTGTGCAGCGACTAAATCTTCTTCGAAAGTTTCGTTTAGCTTTTTCCCTTCATCAATTGCTTTCTGATCGCGCTCTTCAAGAAACTCATCATAGTTTCCGCCTGTTATTTCCATCCCCGGATACTTCGCTTGCAATCTCTTTGCCAGATTATTCATTTTTGAAGCAGCTGCTTGAAATCTAGAGTAACCGCTGGAGTATAATAGTTCTGCTTGTGTAGTAAATTTTCCAGGTGCTATAGTATGAGCCACTTTAAAAATTGAATATGTGCTGTCTATATCTGTTCCTGTCCTCATGTCAATAAAAAATTGCTGCATGGGGGCTAATAAGGGGCAACCAAAAAACTCAGCTGTAGCCTTAGAGGGCAGCATTTGCATGGGCATCTGAACAGGATTGGGTCTACCAGAGGCATCATTCATCGACCCTCTGAGCATGTTGATCGTTTGAAGCTCTCCACCGCCTTGATTCTGAACTGAAAGACTTTGGACAGCAGTGTGAGACGAGCCTACATCAATATAGGGAGACATTGACTTTAAAAGCTCTTTCCACTCTCCCGTATTGGGAAATACTATTTGCCCTCCTTCGACTTTTAGTAGACCCATCTCCTTGAGAAGTGCTACAGATTTTCCTGCTTCAATAAAGTTTCTGGTGCTATTGTACAGACCTATTCTTTCACCAATATCGTTAGTGGTTTCTGATTCTCCCGACTCTGGTTCAGATTCCAATAGAACTGCGTCAGGAATAAATTCTTGAAATGCAGTTTGAATCATCGATGCAGTCCCTGTATAGACATCAGCCTTTGTATCTTCAAAGTACACTCTCAAAATAGAATTCTTCTGATTGTGTGCAGTCATTCCTGCATATCTTGATTGAGAATCAGGAAGTGTAGCAATCGGTGCTGTTTTCATTGAAAATGTCAAAAGAGGTTGAATGAACGGCCAGTTAGCGTTGTTGTACGCCTTCGCCAAAACTCCCTCTATTGCATCAGCTGATCGACGTTCGGCTTTATCATCTTTGTACTTTGTCTCAATGAGGCCCGTGTCTTTATCAATTTTCTGAGTTACACCTTTTGTTCTAGAAAATCCGTACACGGGGCATAGGTGATTGTCAAAATAATAATTGTTCATCAATCCCATAAAGTCGCCTAGGGTCATGTTATAGCCCGTCGCTTTTGCTGCAGCGCGCAGTGCATCAGGTAGGTTTCTGTCTCCGGTTAAAGGCAGCGGAAACGAAGCAATGGCACAGCTGCGTGCATATGACGCCTTGTCGTTCAAGCACCCATAAAAAAATTGAACTTCAGCATAGTTTCCTTGTGATTTTAGAGGACCTCCGATAAAAATAGAGACTGCCTTAGCAAATGACACAAGCTTCTTTCCCTTCCCTTTAGAAAGATAGGAGGCCAAATACTGCGGCCCTAACTCAGGGTGGGACTCGATTAACTTGCTTGAAGGCGCACAAAGCCATGGGTCGGGGCCTGAACTGAGAAGCTTTAGCTTTTTCTCGAATGTTGTTGTTATCTTCTCTTTTGCATCGTTCATCATCATTAATCTATCGAACATTTCTTCAGATATTTTCTGTAGATCAGCATCGGGCGACTTCTTCATGATCTTTAATTGCTTTTTAAAAGCACTGACATTCGTGTCAGAGAAAGTCATCGCATATGCGCCAGAGGAAGCATCAGCTGCTTTTAAGACAGAGATAGACCGTGACTGGAAACCCGGGGTCGGATCATCAGGAATTGTATTTGATGCTTCCATTGCAAGATCTTCAAATTCCTGCATCAGCTTTATTGAATTTGCACAGACATCATCTAGAATCCCCACATCTGTCGTGAGATCGCCCGCAGCTCGTGAATAAATTTTTAGGGTGAGGTCAACTTCTCCAGCAGGTGTAAATGAATATGAAGCATTAGACACAGTAAAATGCTCTGTTGTCTTCATTGAATCGATAAACATCCCGAATGGATTGGCTGACTGGCCTGATTCATTCACCCTTTTTCCGTCGGGATGCGACCAACCGTAAGTCAGCATCATAAAAATTTTCCCGAATCCGCCCGGGGAAGTCAATCCAGATATCTCTCCAATCCGAGATTTATCATGAAGCTTTAAAACTAGCTGGCCCTCTGTAAAAATTATACTATTTACCCTGGGATACACATTAATAGTAAGGCTCATGAGTGACATAAACGGCCTGAACGGGTCGAGAACGCCTGACTGGTTTCCGGTGAGGCCCCCTATCCTCTTCGGACCGTTCGGGCCATGTTCATCAGCGTTCACTAGCGTCTGTGGTGATGTAAAAACCTCCATTCCGCTTATCCACTTTAAAGACTTTCCCTCTTCTTCGCCTGCCTTTGACGTGCTGTTGAATCTAGATGCTGAAATGAGATCGCTTCCCTTGTCCGAGTTCATATCTTGACCGAGAAGAAATCTGTAAAGGTTGGGTGCTCTTACTAGTGGATTTTTAAAATCTTCAGAAGTCCCTTCCTGCAAAAACTGAACGTCTAGGTAGGGTACTGCCCTTGACATCTCAATAGTTGACAGTGCATTGAGAAATACTGTCAGTGTCATATTGTCAGCTGCTGCATTTGAAAATGCCCTGTTTTGAGATGAAATATTATACACCTTTGTCTCAAACGACAGTGCTGCAGACTCTTCTGCAAGTTCCGCCTGAGCAGTATCACCCGACCTGGGTGCTGTCATTCCTTGAAATCCGGAGCATGCATTGATGGGTACTAAATCAGCGCCCGTAAAAATTGGGCTGTTAGGCCAGGGTTTTTCCCCGTGAAAACATGAGAGGTCTTCTGCATTGTCCAGCGCTGGCTGGATTGCGAGAATGCTCTGTGACTCGGGAGGTAGCATCATGATCATGGCTGTAACGATGTCGTCAGCTGGAAGACACCCGATTAGATTTGAGAATAAAAGGTCTCTAACAAAATCTAACGTTGTTGCTTCTTCTAAATTCAGGTACTTGGACACAACGCCGCCTGCAGAGGTTCCTTGTTCTTCGTCCCCCTCAGAGACTGAGGATTCTTTTAAGGCATCTTGAAAAAATGATGATAGTTTATAATACTGCCCGATGCCCCTCAGCGCTTCGTATAGCGCACCCAGCCGGGAGGTTGTGGTTACCTCCGCGCCGGCCTGATGAGCTGCATCGATTTCTTCTGGTTTTGTTTCTGCCATCTGTCTTGCTTACCCTAATGCTGTTATGATTCGACTCACTTCTTTGGGAATGATCAAATGAGTTCCAGCTGGCACCTGAAGACCCCATCCGATGCCAGAAGCAGCTGCAATCACCCACCAAAGTGAAGAGTCACCATAATGACGCTGAGCCACTATGTCTAGTCGTTCTGACTCCTGTAACGCTACTACATGGTAGCCTATTGATTTATTTTTAACTAGTGCACGTACAATCTTACGAGCTTCAGAAGTCCCATAAAATCGTTGCTGTATTCTAGTAGACTGTGGGTATCTAGACGGCATTTATTCCCTCCTGTCTGATTTTCCTAGTCACCATCATAAGGATCTCCTCCGATCGTACGAGACATGCGGCCGACGTTATAGACAGGGCCTCGATTCATACCGTGATGATCAATGCCAGGTGCAATGTCGTGCATCGGTGAGAATGAGATAGTTACCTGGCACGACTTCGGAGCTTTGTCACCCGGCGAGTCAGTTGTCCATGTGGTATCAAACCAGTTGAAATCCATCTGAGTCACTACGCCAGCGAGGCCGCGGCCGCGAGTAGATTCAAATGCTCGTGTAATCGGATTGACATCCGGCTTTAGAAAGTTAAATCCAAGTTCATCAACAGGCGTAGGCACCTGAAAGAAGGCGTCGGATATCTCACCTTGCCCTGGCGCAAGTTGAAAGTAGTTTTTATTGAAGAGTAATTCATAGGGTACCTCAAACTCTGTGTCTTCTTCGAGGCCCCCCTTCAGAGCCGCTCGCAGCCAAAAAGAGTTGTATTTAGCTTTTCGGATCTTGTTCCTTAACTTATGGCCCACACCAGACGTTTCCTCATAATCAATCATCTTAAGCTTGGCTCCACCGTATTTTGCAAGACCCATTATATCACCGCTTTTCAGTGCGTCGGCGACTGAGTCAAGACTCAGGGACGTCGCATCAACTTCGATAACTATGCCAGCTGGAATTTGAATCTTCTTCTTAATCTCTCCTTTGCCCATTTTACCCTTCTTTCTCCCCAAGAAATTCAAGCTGATTTTCTTCATCCACGTGGCTGAGCAAGCTTGTTTTACCTCAAACTTCAGCAACGTAGGCGGCCCTAAGGGAATCAAAGGCGGTGTTTTGGCCTCTTTTTCCTTCTCGTCAACATCCTTGGGCGGAGGGATGGGATCCGGTGGGGGAGAACCACTAATATTTCCTTCCTCTCCTAGCCCAAACAATCTAGCCAGCGCAAATCTCGAATAATTAGATTTAATCAGATCGCCCAGGCGAATTCGTATGACAGGAGAAGCAGTTGGTATCTGAGAAAATGGAACAGTTATGTTACCGTCTTTGTGTGAAATGCTGGTTCCGGCACTGTACTGAGGATAGATCATAGTTGTTAAAAGATTTATCTTCCACCACATTTCATCGAAGTCATTTGGGTTTGTCGAGACGATCCAGAATGACATCCCAATGGTGCGTTGAGTCTTGTTATACGTCATGACAGGATCTGCCCTGCCGTACCCTTGGGTGGAGTCGTAGGAGACTGAATATGAATCAGTAAGCGACGTTAGAAAAGCATTAAATGCTACTATTTGATTAGTTCTTAGATCATGGAAGTAAAAGGGTACATACTCTCCCTCCAGCGCGGTCTCGGTGGCCTCGACAGCTTCACTTGACAGTCGATTATTCGGGCTTTCATGAATTTTTTGATAATTCTCAATCTCCTCAAAGCCTTGAGATGCGAAGTCTCCCTGGGCCCATCTCACCGGAACCCATTCAGCGGGTGGTGATCCCATGCCTGCATTGGCAGCGATACCTCGAACTTTTAAACTAAAAAGATAGGAAGACGGTAGCTGTCCGGTTCCCCAAACTAAGGATATGTGATCGGTCGGGTCAGCCAGGTCTCGAGGTGCATAAAAGCTCCTTCCCACGCGGACATCCTGATTGCCGTATTGAACTGAATTTGAATCAAGCGATGAGATCTTATTGCCGGCCAGCCAGTCGTCATTTGTGATCGCTTCAGAATAGATCTCTCCTAGCCCAGTAAGTAGATTTATATACGCCACTAATTTTGAATTCTTGATAGTGTCAATTACATCCGCGATTGCTCCAAGGGCTGCAAAGAAATTCCCACTCTTAAAGAGTCTTCCAAATGCAAGCCCTATTTCAATCGTAGACCTAATGATAGACCTGAAAACTATTGAATAGTATCCGGGCGAATCATTGATATTAGCACCGCCTGGCAAGAAGCTTAACAGCCCGCCCCCTCCATCATCAGAAAATGCGATCTCTCCAAAAAACACCTGAATTCCTGTGGCCACTGCATCATCAAACGGAAGATGAGCGTTTCCGTTAGCATTGTGCGTTACACCAAAAACTGTGGGTTTCATGAGCACACCCATAGGCGGGTCTCCCGATGTTCCCAGTTTTAACTTCTTACGAATGGCATTCCCTCTCTCGGATGCTCTCGCGGAGAAGACTGTGTCACCTACGGGGGAAATAAATGCGTTTATGATTGCGGCCACTATCTTTATCAGTATCTCAATGACTATCACCAACGCGACTGTGAGTGTCGTCATTCCCATCTTGGGTATTGCTGAGAACGGCTCGAGAGGGCTATTCATAGTACCCCACGACTTGGTCTCCCACGTATCCGTTTTTGTGGCTACCCGGGGCTGGACCTTCGAGGAGCCTCCGAAACCAGGGTTGGAGCTGTTCTTCGCGTACATGTCACTTCTGTCGACCTTAGATGAGCCCAGCTGAGCAAGTGATGGGAGTAGGCCCTGGGGTGAAGCCCCGGCGAATCCTTCGCCTCCTACCTTGTGTCCTGTGGCTAGAATCAACATTTTCTCAGCTATGCCTTTCATCTCCTTGAGCTTCACATCATCAGAGTTTTCATGATACTCGCCTATTGTCCCCTGCTTACTGGCAAAATTGAGATTATCGACATCCCTAGCAGATTGCACGCCCGGTTCCATGTATGGCGTATTACCGCCCGGGTCGAATCGATTCGCTGTAGCTAAGACTGGGCTTATGAGATGCTCTTGTGCTGCGCGGGCATTGACATCATGACCTGTCAAGTCCTGGGCCTTTCCAGACTTGTCAATTACAGTGCCTAACTCTTCTGCAGAGAATGTCCCGCCTTGTCGCTTTCTGGGATCGCCGCCACCTGAGATTGTTGAAAAATAGTTTTTTGCCCCCTCGTGGTCGATCGTCGCATCGCCGCCTGAGGCGTCCTGAAGATATCTTTTATCCTCGCCTCCGTCACCTGTCGTGGGATGTGATGGTGTTCCGTCATCCTCTCGGAGAGAAAATTCAGAAGTTTCATTGCTGATGGTGTACTGATTATTGTCGGGGACAGTGGAAGTAGCGTAATTAGTGTATCGGCCCAAGGCCTCCTTTAGATCACCGTCGAGGTCATCTAAGTATGGATCAGATGACAGATCACCGCCCTGATCGACAACGTAGTCTATCCGATCTGTTGCGACATTTCCGTAGCTGTCTTTGCTTAGAAAATCTTTGAGCTTTTCTCTGGCCACGCTTTACTTCTCCTGCTTAAATTAACTATCAAGACTCTTAAGTTTCTCTCTAAACTCTTCGCGCTGCTCATCAGTCATCTCGTTCATCGCTTCACCAAAGGAAGCAACACTGGGCATAAAAACAGACTTTATGTCCTCGATGAACTCCTCTACAAAGCCTTGCTGGCCGTCGTCAAGCTGCTCAAACAGCTGCTTGAATCGCTCATCTTCTTTCACCATCTTTTTCACATCTATGTTCATCAAGTCACTTATGTTTAATTTAGACATCTTTCACCTCTTTTATAATCTTAAACCTTTGCAACAACTTGCATCGCGTCGGTATTTAGTAGTTCTGTTGCAATTTGCTCTGCATTCATCTTTATGTTTAGCGTAACTGTTAATGCCAGCGGCTTATCTTTTATCTTACTAAAGTCTTTAACCACTTGTGTACCCTTTGCGATCGAATCGATTGTTTTGTCAATCTTTATCTCTGGGATTCCTTCGACTGTTTCTTTTATTGTCTCGAGAACGGTAATTAGTTGATTTGCGTTAGCAAGGATCCCGTCTGCTTGGGATATCATACCTTCGAGTAGCTCCGGAGTTACATTCCCGAAGAGGCCGCCTTCGGGTGAAAACACTTTGAACATTTCTTTAAATGACCCCAGACCGAAGGTTTCGAGACCCCCGAAACCCGAAAGCAGATCGCCCATGGATCCTAGCTCTTCTTCTAAGCCTCCTGTCAGTGATACACCCAGTCCTCCGAACATCCCGCCGAGGTCAGGCATATATGATTCTGTAGCACCTAACAATGACTTGCCTAAGCCCATGATAGAGTCCAGGGCTGAGCC